AGCCGCCCAGGCCCGGGCCGTTGGACAATCGGCTCTACAGGATGCCATTAAGCGCGGAATGCAGACCAACGACACGCCATCCGGGAATGTCCAGGCGATCCCGGGTACGAAATTGGGAGAATAGGGAGCCACCATGCCAGCAAAATCGAAAGCACAGCAGGCGGTATTTGGTATGGCTGATGCCATCCAGAAGGGCAAGATGCAACCCAAGGCGGGCAGTCCTTCTGCCAGCATCGCTAAAACCGTACCCCCGAAGGCTGTCAAGGAATTCGCCAGCACCCCTATCAGCGGCCTGCCCCAAAAGATGGGCCCGCCCCCGAAGCCTGCCGCCCCCGCCCCGCGTGGGGTGAAGGTTAACCAGACCCCCACCGGCACCCTACAGAAGATCCCGACCAAGAACGTCTTCAAAGGGCTCGCCGCTCCCAAGGGGGCCAAGGTGCCTCCCGCGGGTAACCCGCAAGACCTGTTATAGGAGTCGCCGGTGGCATTCGCTGAAGACCCAACCATAGAGGTGCAAAAAAGGATTCGAGAAATTCTCAAGAATCCTGCGGGCCTCAAGGTAGACACCCAGGAGCTGGAGGAGCGCCAGCAGGCCGCTCAGGCCTACGCTCACGAGAGCGAACAGCACTTCGTGGACTATTGCGAGGACTGCGTATCCACCAGCGTCCAGGCGATGATGAGCATCCGGCGCGATCAGGCTGAATGCTGGCGGGTCTACAACGAAGAAGAGCCACCCAACTACGCCAACAAGGAACCGTGGCAATCCCGGACGGTGGTGCCGAAACCCTTCGGGGCGGTACAGTTCGCCATGGCTGTGGTTCGCAAAGCCTTTGATGTCCAGTTCCTGACGGTGCGGAATAAGCAGAACCAGGAAGATGCTCTCTTCTGGCAGGAGTTGCTGGAAACCATGCTCTCCAGGAACTATGCGAATTTCCCCATCCAGTTCACCGATGCCAGTGGCATGGGGTTTGCGGTGGGGCAGAGCCTGGAAATGATCCCGGTTTGGCGACCGGGGAAGGGTCTGCGTTACGTCCTGACCGAGCCTTGGAAGATCCACCGTGACCCGGATGCGATTTCCCGTCAACCTCAGTCCGGTCTGTACTGGGTGCATCAGGAGTACCTGGATTACTGGTTTTTGCGGGAGGCGATGAAGCGGGGCCAGTATGTTAACGTGACCAGCGTTAACCCTGAAAGTGCAACGGGTGCTGACCCTAAGAACGACCCTCACCTTACCCAGCAGTCCATTAATGACCGGAAGGATCAGCTTTGGCACCGCTCCCGGTACCGCAACATGATGCTGACCTCCGAGTTTTGGGGCTCGGTGTTGTCCCCCCGGGGTGAATTGCTGTTGCCCAATTCCACCTTCACGGTGGCTGGGGGGCGGGTGATCCGGTTGCCTAAGGCGGCTCCCTACGACTCTTTGCGGTGGCCCGGGGTATCTTTCAGCCCCATACCACACCTCCTCCGGTATGACGGACGGGGTTTAATCCATGGGGTTAAGAGCCTGTGGTACTTCATGTGCTCCCTGCTCACCTTGCACAACGACAACCTCAACTGGGTGGTTAACCCCATGTCCGAGCTGGATGTCAGTGCCCTGGTGGATCAGAGCGATATTGATCGGTATCCCGGGAAACAGTATCTCACCCGGGGCACGGTGAGCGGCCAGCAGGCCTTCCGCAACGTGGATCAGCGCCTGATCACCAATGAGATCCTGGCCAACATGAATTTTGCGGATATGCGCTTCCAGGAGGGAACCTTCGTTACCAACTTGCTCCAGGGCCTCCCGGGGTACAGGGCCCAGGTGACCGCCCGGGAATCGGCTCAGTCCCTGGATCAGGCGATGACCATCTTTTCCCTGATCGGGAAGAACCTGGAAGACGGGGCGCTGAATGCCATTTTGGCTGGTGCGGAAACCATTAAGGCCAACATCACCTACCAGGAGCTGGCTGACCTGATGGGGGCCGATGTGGCCGACAAATACCGCGTCGATACCAAAGTGAGCCCGACCGGCCTCAACCTCCCCAACCCCTGTGAGGGCGCATACCATGTGAGCGGCATCAGCCAGCTCATGCAGGATTGGGAAGTGATTCAGAACCTCCGGGATCTGATCCTGCCGCTCTTCCAACAGGAGCTGTTCGTGCCCTACCTGAAACCCTACAAGCTCCTTCAGAGCCTGGAAAACCGACTCAACCTGAAGGATGAAGGGGTGATCGTGGACGAGGCCACGGCCAAGCAGTTGGATGATAAGCAACAGGCCAACCAGGAACACGCTCTGGAACAGGCACAGCCCCAGGCCGAAGCTCAGACGGCAGGGCTCCAGAACTGGGCCCAACAGGGTGGCACGGCACCTCCGGGGACGGGACTGCCAGCGATTCCCACCCCGGAAGGCGGCGCTCCCCTGACCGAACAACCCATCCCCGGGCCGACTGCCCCGGCCACCCAGGTGACCGGAACGCCCCCGGGGATTCAGCATGGCCCCGGCAATCCCAGCTCTGGTTTTTAACGTGGAGAAAATATGAGCAATTTGGCTTTGATGGGCGGTGGGGTCGAGACTGATATCGCCACCGGCCTGCCCCGGGTAATCAACCGTACCCCCGATGAGCGGGCCGCTGATGCTCAGGCCAAGATGGCTGAGGCAATCCATGCGGCCATCACGCTCCAGCAGGAGCTGGCCACCAGCCCCGTGCTGGGGATATTGCTGGCACAGTTTAATGAGCGCCTGACGGAGCTGGCAAACAATGACCCGATTTGCCAAACCATATTAAACACTTTGATAAAAATGCGCCACACCATCGAGGTCGTACCGACCCATGCCCAGCGGCGCTTCAGAGAAGTTTTGGGGCCCGGGATAACCGTACCCCCATTTACCATACCCAATGCCGCCCCGTCCGGGATACCGGCAGAGGAATAAACTTAAGCGTGGGCCCGCAAGGATACCCCGCGCAGAGGAGCAGTTATGACCCAAAGTGCTACCGCTACACCTGATCCGGATACGCAAGGAACGCCCCAAGCGTCAGCGGCCCCGGTCGTGCCCGTTACCGAAGGTGGTTTGGGAGATACCCTGAACCAGATCATGCAAGAACGGGTCTACACCGGCCACCCCGCCGACGATGTGGGAGATGCAGGCGAAGGAAACAACAGCCCCGGAGATGATGGACATGGCGAGAAAAGCACCGAGGCGGTAGCGCCGGAAGGCGCACCAGCAACAGCGACACCGGCCACCGAACAGCCTGCCGCAGAGCCCCCCAAGTTCAAGCACAAAACCTGGGAGGAAACCGAGAAGGCGCGCAAGGAGGCCGAGAGGCTGGCCCACGACAAGTCCGAAAGGGCGGCAAGGGCAGAGGAAGAAGCGGAACGGCTCCGGGAGGAAAATGCGGAGCTGAAAAAAAAGGCCACCACCGCTCCCCCGGAACCGCCCAAGCTGGACGGAATAATCGACCGTTACGCCCAGGCCCTGGCCAAGACCAATGAACTCGACCAATACGATCCCGACTACCATAAGAACGTCGCCAAGATCATGGTGGAGGCCGGATTCGCTGGCCATGCCGCCCCCGATCAGACCACCCTACAGGCCATGATCGATGAGCGGGTGGAGGCCAAGGTGCAGGAGGCGGTCAAGTCGGTTAAGGCCGATACCAGCAAGGCAGACTCCGAGGCCAGAATCATCACCCGTGCCAACCAACTGGCGGCTGACCATGGTCTGGATATGCATGAGGATTCGCCTGATTACAAGGCCTTCTGGCATCTGGCCAAAAATGCTCCCCGGGACATTCCTTTCGAGGAGCAGACAAAGTGGGCCGCTGACGAAGTGAAGGCGCTGAAGGGTGCCTTTCGTCAGGGGTACAAAGAAGAAGCCAAAATTGGAGAAGCTCACCAGACACAAAATGCGGTCTTGGAACGCGGCGGTACCCCGCCGCCCCCAGCCGCCCAGAAGGTTGAGCCCTTCTCCATCAACTCTATCCTCACCCAGACGGCGAGGAAAATTTAACGGAGGGGTAAACCATGCCCGCAATGAACTGGGAGTTTGACAGCGCCGTAGGCGTTTACAAAAACAACTTCATGTCCAACAAACTGTTGGTCGTGTCCCTGGCCAAGTGTAAAGTCCTGCCCTTCACCCAGGACTACGGTATCGGGTTCGGGAAGAACAAGGGTGAGTACGTCAACCTGATGCACATCAAGGAACTCCCCGACCCGACCTCCGCGCAGTTGGAGGAAGCCACCCGCATCCCCATCGACAAACTGCAGTTCGGTAACCGCGTCTTCCGGGTGACCGAGTACGGTCGGGGTGTTGAGTACACCAACCTTGCCGAACAACTCGGCAAGTTCGATCCCAAGAGCTACCTCCAGAAGGCGCTGTCCCGCCAGATGGAGCGCGCCATGGACACCACTGCCGCCAAGGCCTTCCTGGATTCCACCGCCGTCAAGACGGTGTTCACCCCGACCTCGCTGACCGGCGGCTCCTTCGCCACCAACGGCGTGGCCCCGGCCATCGCCACCTTCGGCCTGACCTTCGACCACTGCACCGTGCTGGCCGATTACATGACCGACACCCTGCACGTCCCGCCCTTCGAAGGCGAGGACTACATCGGCCTGTCCTGCGTGAAGAACCTCCGTTCCCTCAAGCAGGATCGCCTGTGGCAGTCTGTCCACCTGTACCTCCAGAAGGGCGATTTCTTCTTCATGGGGGAAATGGGCAAGACCGAGAAAATCAGGTGGGTCGAGATCAACCGCGCCGCCGCCTTCGCCAGCACCTCCGGGCAGAGCACCGTCCTGGGCGAGGCTTGCGTGTTCGGTGACGAGGCTGTGGCCCGGATCGAAGTGGACACCCCCCAGCTCTACGCCGACCCCAACTACCAGAGCGACTTTGGCCGCACCAAAGCCGTGGCGTGGCGCGGGATCCTCGCGTTCGGTTCGGTCTGGGATACCGCGTCTGCGGGCGAAGCCAAGATCATCCAGGTGAAGAGCCTGTAACTATTTTTTTGTCAGGGTGGTTGTCGCCATGGCAACCACCTACATGACATCCTGACAAGGAGGAACATAACATGGCCTACGGTACCTACGACAAACACGTCTGCGAGCGGGGCGACGCGCAAACCGCGATGACCTCAGCGGCCATCGAGGCCGCTACCGGGGAATTGCTGGTCAAAACCGTCCTCGAACCCATCACGGTGTCTCGCTTCGGTGTGCAGATCAAGCCGGGGGCGAATATCGATTACGATAACGCTTCCCCCACCCTGTGTGAAGTGGCGCTGTACAAATA